CGCCATTATCGGACACGGACATTTTAACTCCGAGTTCCTGTTGGTAAGCATACAACATCGCGCACATAATGATTACATTTCCCATCCCGGTGTTCATATCACCAGACGCACGTTTGCCTTGCACTCGATACTTAATTCTACCATCGCTACAATTGATGAATCCACGATTATCTAACTGCCAAGCCAGCAGTTGTTGTAGCTCAGGTTCATTACCATGACAAGCAAGGTAGAACGAATGTTCGTAACAGAGTGCATCAACACTAGTGTGTTGATCAAACCTACGTGCGTCGAGGGGAATTGCGACTGGATTATCAAACCTATCCCATTTCTTCTTGAAAAGCTTGCCAGTCTCATCTGCGTTGTGGTGTTTCATAACGGTGACCTCCCCGAAAACTCTATCAATAGCCTCATAGATAGGTTTCTCTAAGGGTTTCAAAAATTTTCCAATCTCAATATTGTAGACAGGAGAACGCGGTGATATCAATCTTGGGGCAGGGTCCGTCTTGATAGAAAAGTTGGTCTTTTCCTTCTTAACGAATCCTTGGATGAAAGAGTCGCTGCGTTTGAGTTTTCGTGCCCAGAGGCGCTCCAACCAAAGCATATAATTAGCACGTTTTACACCACTATACAATTCAACGAACTGAGTTCGGCTATAAGTGGGGATATGCTTACAATGGTGGATCACTCTCCTTTTGAAAACCTTCAACGCTTTGAAAGCTCCAGGTTCAGGTTCCGGTACTTTACAGAATCCTCCTTTACCGTCCTTCACCCGAAACACTCTCTCTAACACTGCGCGTCTAGCATTATCAAAATTGTTATTATGAGTTCGAAAGTCATTCCCATACGACCCCTGGCATAGGGATACATACTTTGAACTCCGTGGTTCCCTAGGTATTCTCTTCCCGATACACCAGTTATACTTATCATCGTAGACGTCACTCAACTCTGATAAAGTATTATGGGAAAAGTATACCTTAGGGCACCACTAGTGTGTAGCGAAACCGCCAAGCCAACCATATACCCTTTGGTTGGACTTAGCGGCGCGGCAACCTGCCATGGCTACCGCTCTAAGCTCGTGTTCCGACGGAATAAATACTGCCTCAACAATTCGG